CTGGATTTAGCATGTGCTAGGTTCTCTGACTGTTTGTGCAGAGGAGCCTTACCCATGGCTTTAGCCAATGACCTTGTGCTCGATGACCAGTCCGGCGACGATATCACATACCGCTTGGCAAGCCAAGACGGCAATGGATCCCGTCGTATCGATATCCTGACCTCTCTCCAAAATCCTGGTTTGCTTCAAATTAAGCATTCCACGACCGGAAAGGGATCTCAGACTGTCGATCGTCACCTAGTTTCGATTTCTCGAACCTTGGCGACGAGTACCGGACCGCAGACTGCCGTGTTGAATTTCACCATGGCAATTCCGCGTGCGGTCGAAGTGACTCCACAGATCGTGAAAGACGCGGTTGTTAACCTCGTCGATCTTTTGGTCGATGGACAGATCGCTTCAGTTAGCACTATGCTAACTCTCGAAGCACTCATGAGAGGTGAAAGTTAATGTCCGCTCCCTGGACTTATTGAGTCCTTTTAGACCGGCATTCTTTTCTCTCGTGTTTGGGTCATGCGTCATTGCAAAGGGTAGGCCTTTGGAAGGTGAGCCAATTAAATGGTCATCTCGAAAAGCCAAGGAGAGATTTATCTCGACCTTTGCGTGCAGCTGATCCGCCGCGATCCACTCGAATCCCCTCAGTCTCGAAAATTCCTTAAGTATGATATTTTGACATTAAAACGTCGATATCACACTGAAGGACTCTCATTCCTCACGAAAACTCTCCCTAAACTGGGGAAAGCTATCGATGTTGGTTTGTTGAGTCTCCGGTTCACCTTGCCACGTGAGTTCAAAAGGACTCATAGGCTTGGGAGTACACCTGCTTTTATGCAAGCTTACTTCAGCCGGATTTTCGACTCTGCAGGATTGCTTCTGGAGCACCCTGATGTTTCTGCCTTACGGCATTTACGTCAGGTCTGCATGTTCGCATACAAACTCGAGGTTCCACATTCTAGAGCTGAAGAATCTGCAGTAATAGCAGCATTCATAGCTACGGATGATGAACTCGGTTTGCTGGAGTTCGATCAGGAGACAGAAAAGATTCTGTCTTTAGCTGCTCGAATTACCCAGGGAATCTTTGGGGATTTTGATCCGAAAGATGTCCTACCGCGACACGGTCCAGGGGCGGTGGCTACTGGCGAAAGATTGGAGGATAAATGGGAGTTTTCCCGTTTATACAACAGTATTCACCAGTGCTATCCCTACTACGATTATTTTATCGTAGGAGGGTCTCACGAATTGTCGGATCGATTAGACTGGTACAAAGGTTTGCAGCGCCATGAAAATGGAACTGCTAAAGTTGTACTTGTTCCAAAAGATTCGCGCGGTCCGCGACTTATATCTTGCGAGCCACTGGAATACCAGTGGATTCAGCAAGGTTTGGGTCGGAAGATTGCCACTCATCTTGAATGGGTTAATCCCTTATCAAGACGGAATGTCAACTTCACGCACCAAGATATCAATAGGAGTTTGGCTTTGGATAGCTCGCGCTATCTTGACCACGCTACTCTTGATCTCCGAGATGCGTCTGACAGAGTCTCACTTGCCTTGGTACGTGCAGTTTTTAGAAGGACTGCTTCGTTACTAAGACATCTTGAGGCTTGTCGCACGACGGCAACCACTCTACCGGATGGTAGAGTTTTAGCTCTGAATAAGTTTGCTCCGATGGGGTCAGCTTTATGCTTTCCGGTCGAAGCTTACATATTCTGGGTACTAATGGTCGCCGCTGACGTTTGGGCAACCCGTGAGCCACTCAATAGAGTGGGAAAGAAGTACTTTGTCTATGGCGACGACTTAGTCGTACCCACGGATAAAGCCCTTCGATGCATACATGTTCTTGAATCGGTTGGTTTAATAGTCAACCGGGACAAGTCATGTATTACAGGATCTTTTCGCGAGTCTTGTGGTATCGAGGCCTTTAATGGTTCTGATATCACTCCTCTTCGGTTAAAGACCCTGTGGACAGATCGGTCTTCTGATGGTTCCGCTCTCGCTTCGTATACCTCCTTGGCCAATAAACTCGGCCAACGGGGATATACAACGGCGAGCCTCTTTCTGTGGCATAAGTTGGAGAGTCTTTATGGCTTCGTGCCATTCGGAACTTCTTCAAGCTCATTTCCTCACAAAGAGGTTAATTCTCCAGAATTGGCTATTTACTTAAATCGTAAATATGTCAAGTGGAGAGTTAATCGGAAGCTCCAGCGATGCGAATTTTACGTGAGTCTTCTTAAACCAAGAAGACTCAAGGTGAAACTCGATAGCTGGCCCAGACTACTTAGAAATGTTATCTCTGGTAGAATGGATGACCCATCAGTAGTCGTTGTGCCACGCTCGACTCAAATTAAGCGTGGTTGGGCG